GTTGGTAGATTTCAAATAATTTACCAAGTTCCAGAAAAGTATTGGTCAAAAATAAAGACACGCAAATTTCAGACAGGTGTAAAAGATGAAGATGGTTCCGTTGAACAGATCGAACTGCGGTGGAATGGTACGCAATCCATAGTATCTGGTAAACATCCAAAAACCGATGGCTACAGGTGGATGGAAAATCGCTCGCCAAAAGATCTTGAAATCGCAGAAGCTCCCTTGGCCATAATTGAAAAGATGATGGAGCCGAAAAAGAAAAAAACTCCACCAATACAGACCCTTAATTCAGATACAGATAAAGCACGTTCACTTCTACAATCCATAAATCCAAACCGTCTAGATGATTATGATGCTTGGGTCAAAATTGGTATGGCTGCACATTCTGTCGGTGATAATTCTTTACTCCACGATTGGGAACAGCTATCACAGAAGAACAGCAAATATCAATCAGGGGAATGTGAGAAGAAATGGGCTTCATTTAAATCATCTGGGGTTTCACTTGGTACTCTCCAGAAGTTTGCCTCAGAAGATGGTTGGACTCCACCACCACGCTCTTTTCCCACTTCAATAAAACCAGCAGAAGAACCAACTCCAGTTCCTCGTAAATTAGAACAATTAACATCACAGGAGCTTATCAACTTTCTGCGTAACTTAAAACAGGAGATAAGATTCAATACCTTTTCTCATTCAATCGAGATGGATGGCAAAGTAATTAAAAATATTGAACTTTTTTACCTCACACTCGCAGAACTTGGTTATAAAGTGCCAAAAGAAATGGCAATAGATTGCCTCCTTAAAGTAGCTCATGAAAATGAATATGATCCTGTAAAGCTTTATCTTGATCACTGCTATAACGAAATCCAACCAACATATATAGATAGACTTGCTTCAACATATCTAAGGCCACAAGATCAAAACCTGAAAGAGCCGACAATATATGATGTGATGCTCAAGTTAACTTTAATAAACGCAGTGAGGAGAGTTTATATTCCAGGTTGTAAGCATGATTCAGCAACTGTCCTTCAAGGTTCACAAGGCATCAAAAAATCATCATTCTGGCAAACTCTTTTCGGCCCTTTCTTTTCAGATGCTCTCGGTGATATTTCCTCAAAAGATGATCTTCTTGTCCTTCATCGTTCATGGGGTATGGAATGGTCAGAAATTGATGGTGTAACAAGTCGTAAACACGCAGGGGTTGTAAAAGCATTTTTATCAAGGTCAACAGATCTTCTTAGAGTTCCATATGGTAAAGCTGTTGAAGAATGGCCGAGGCGTGGCATCATCGTTGGAAGCTCCAACCGTGATTCAGGTTTACTTATTGATGACACAGGAAACAGACGTTTTCATATAATTCCATGCACTACAAAATCAATAGATCTTGATTCTTTACAGCTTGAAAGAGATGCTCTTTGGTCGGCTGCAATACATCTATTCAAAAATAATGAATCACATTTTCTCTCTTATGAACAGGAAAACCAGATTGAAAAAGAAAATCTTGGTTATATGGTTGATTCGCCCTGGCTTTCTGTGATCACCAACTACTTAAATGATCCAGCTAATGCAATGAAGGATATAACAATAGAACTTCTTTTAGCCGAAGCGATAGAAAAACCAATCGAAAGACAGACGAAATCTGACATCATGACTGTCTCATCCATTCTCAAATCCTTACAATATGAACGCAAAAGAAAGAGGTTGGAAGGAACACCTAAATGGGTGTGGTTCCCTCCTGTTCTCACCTCTGTTCTCACTACTGGGAACGCTCAAAACCCTTGAAATCACTATCTTATATATATATGTTCTCTATGTTCTCTATGTTTTATATATAAATATAATAATAGATAATATAGGGGTATATATAGGGTTAGGTAAGTCTTAAGCATTACTGGGTACACTTAGGAACGTGAGAACAACCTCTTATCTCAAATGAGTCTTATGTTTAATCTTATTCATGGCGATTCAACTCAAGAATTACCGCAAATTAAAACTTCTTCGATTGATTCAATAATTACTGATCCTCCTTATGGTATTTTTTTTATGAATAATAAATGGGATTATGATTTGCCTAATATACAATTATGGAAAGAATGTTTTAGAGTCTTAAAACCAGGAGGATATTTACTTTCTTTTTCAAGTCCAAAAACCTATCACAGATTAGCTTGTAACATAGAAGATGCTGGGTTTGAGATAAGAGATCAAATTTTATGGATATATGGAGAAGGTATGCCAAAAAGTAAAAGTTTGTTAAAGCCAGCGCATGAACCTATTGTCATGGCTATAAAACCAGGTGCATTGCAAGAGTTAAATATAAATAAATGTAGAATAGGTACAGAAAAAAGAGTTAATAAAAAAACATCGCAGAATAAAAACTGTTTTAATCAAATTAATGATATTGATCGTGAATGTATTGGAAGATATCCTGCAAATTTGTTACATGATGGTAATACAGGCATCAAACAATTTACTAAGTTTTTTTATTGTGCAAAAGCAAATTCTAAAGATAGGAATATTTATAATACGCATCCAACTGTAAAACCAGTGAAATTAATGGAATATCTAATAACTTTAGTCTGTCCAGTTAATAGTCTGATTTTAGATCCGTTTATGGGCAGCGGTACAACAGGAAAAGCCTCACTTCAACAAGGAATGAATTTTATAGGTATTGAAAAAAATTTGAATTACTTTAAAATAGCCCAAAAAAGAATTGAAAACCTTAATTATCAAGCATCTTTATTTTAATAACGTGTATGATTTAGTTAATGGCTAAAAAAGGCACAAAAATAGAAACTCTCATGAGGTCACGCAAACTTGGCGAGATCATCGCTAAAGGTGGCCGTAGATCTGATTGTGTTAAATATGCTTTGAAAAATTGGGGGGTCAGTGCAACAACAGCAGATAAGTATTTAGAAATTGCTAGAGCCGAAATGAAAGCTGATTGGGACATGGAAAGACCTCAAATGGTGGCAGATCTTTTATCGCAAGCTGCAACGCTTCAAGTGGAAGCAAGAGAAAAAGGGCATTTGCATATTGCTCTTGGTGCAATCAATACAGCAGCTAGACTTGCACAGATTATTTCGTGAGCATTTTAGATACAGTTCAACCTGGAAAAGTTTTATATCAAATCGGTGCATATGATTTACCGACAGCAGATGAAGCAATAGAACGTATTAATCAAGATTTACTTCCGCATCAATCAAAATTTTGTGATGACCTTGATCATAGAAAACTGGCTTTGGTCTGTGGTTTTGGTGCTGGTAAAACAGTCGG